GGATTAACAGACACTTATATTACTGGTGGAACGTATAATTCTAATACAGATATTATGGTATTTACAAATAATGGTGGTGGTACATTTAATATTAGTGGTGATACACAATATTTTGATACTTCTATGAATTTTGTACAAGATGCTACCGTGACAACTATTCTTTTTAAGGATGTAACTACAGGTAACATTTTAAGAGCAGAAGCAATTAACTCTATTCAAGCTGTTGCCAATGGTGTAGATATAAGAATTCAAAGAACAGGAGGTGAGGAGATATTTATTGATGCTCTGGATATAACAACAACTTATATAGATGGGGTTTTAGTTTCAGCCGTTTTGGCAACGGCAAAAATAGAATTAAACACTTTATTTGCTAATGCTGGTGGTCTGGTAGGAAATTTACCAGTATTCACTAGCTCAAACAGTATTGCACTTCTTTTGGGTAACACAATAAACCACATTTTTACGGGGACAAATATCGTAGCTTTAGAAGTAGACATAAGCACAACGGGAACTGTACCAGCTGGAGCAGTAACAAAACCCGACCAAGACCCTCGCAGAATAATTGGAGGAAGTACACTGCCAGTCGGGGTATATACGGTGTATGTCACAGCTTACAACTACTTTGGGCAAACTACGCAGACACTTACAATAACGGTTAGTAGTGCATTTACAAATACCAAAAGCTTTTGGGGTGGCACAACAGCGGCAAGTAAAAGATTTTTAACCGACACAACGCTTGGTTATCAAGTTTCAAGTCCTTTATTTAGGGCAAGTAATAGCACGGGTTTAGCCTCAGATTCTACAAAAGCTTGGTCTGTTGTATTGTGGCAAAAATCAGCAAATACAACAGGTTGGAATGCGCTTTTTGGAGCAGGTGCAACACGGCAAAATAGAACCTGGGCAGGGTTTGATGTGTATAGCGAAGGTGATGCAACGTATACAACAATTCGGATTAATTACGGGCACAAATGGAGCTATATTTATACAGATTTTAAATTATTAGGTACAAGTATTTTGGACTGGAAACAGATAGTAGTGACTTACAACGGTGGGGACACACTTTTCTCCACAAACCCAACGGGTCAAGCAGGTTCAGAAGCTTGTTTTCAAGTGTATGTAAACGGGGCAAATGTGCCTCAAACAACATCTTATAGTGTAACGGGTTTTGATGGGGCAATCAATGCAAATGGCTTTAGCGGTTTCCATGTTTTATTGAATCCACGCATTGCACGCACTCAATACGTTTCCTCTGTTTTCACATCTAAAGAACTTTACGTTGACGAGGTAGGTTTTTATGACTATACATTAACACCCACAAATGTTGTGGATATTTGGGATGGTGGAACGCCTCAAAGTTTGGATGGTATAACGGGAATAGTAAATCCAGTTGATTATTTTAGGTGCGGTGATGGTGTAGACCCAACAAATCCATCTAATACTGACCTTTTAAATTTTCCCGTTATGTATAACTATTATTCAGGGAGATTTAATATGGAGGCGCAAAACATGACTGTGGCCGACTATGTGTCAGATGTACCATAAATAAATTAAAACATTAAAAATAAAATATTATGAATATATTTAAAAAATTATATCATATTTTATTATTTTGGAAAATGAAGAAAAATGTAGATATAGAAATTAAAGTAGATGATATAATGTTCGTTAATATGAATAACGTAACAGTGTATATTCGAGCTAGTATTAAAACTGGTAAAGAAATTGAAACTAAACTACATGGTAAAATAAAAGTAATTGAAATAGGTGTCGATTGTGTGTTGTGTAAATATTACCCTTATAGTAAACCATACGTAGAAGCGTATATCATAATCAAAAATAAAGAATATCACAGAATAAAAAATAATTAAATATAAAACAACAAAGTGGGTGGTATAAGGAAAATACTTAATTTATCTGGAGGTGGTACAAGAATATCTGGTCTTGCTGGTGCTTGTGATTACATTTTTAATATTTTAGGGTATAGACCAACAGATATAAGTGGTATAAGTTCTGGTGCTATATTAGCCATACCAATAGCTTTGCGTAAATGGGATATAGTAAGGGAGTTTACACAAACATTCACAATTGATAATATATTTGATAAAAAACCAATAAACGGAAAAAATAAATTAAGTTTAGGTGCTAGGCTTAGAGCAATATTTGGACATTCGTCATTTGGGACACAAAATAATTTATTATCAACCATAAATAAAATTGTATCTGAAGAAGAGTATAAAAGATTTCAAAATGGTGATTTTCCAAATGTTTGGATTGGTTCTGTTGATTTTAAAAGTAGTAGTAGGTTTATAGTTAACATAAAAGATGAAAAATACACATATGATGATTTTTTAAAGTTAATTAATGCATCAGCAAGTATACCACTTGCGGTAGAAGGTGTTCATTTTAATGATATGATATTATATGATGGGGGTGTTAGAAATCACATACTATCACATTGGATGTTAGAAAATATACCAAATGTGTCAGAAAACATTTCAATTTTTGCAAGACCCAAAAAATATGAACATGTGTTAGATAATAATTGGTGTGATTGTAATATTGTATCTGTTTTTACTAGACTCACTGACATAACAGCAATAGAAATTAGTAAAAAAGATGAAATAGAAGAAAATTATTTAATAGAAATAATTAATAATAAAAAGACCCATAAGATTAAAAGTAAACAAATTTTCATACCATATGTAATTAAAGAATTATATGGTGTTAATCCAACAAAGCTTAGAAAATTATATAATTTTGGTTTTAAGTCTGCCACAAATGCATTAGTGGGTTGGTGATTATTCTCCGTAAATATCTTTTGGTTTAATGCAATTTTTTTTTATCAAAGTTTCAACATATGCAAACATCTTTAAATCATTTTTTTGACAATATTTTTTTAATATTGCATGTGTTTTTGGTGTTATCTTTAGGTTTTTAGTCCTTTTCATAAGTGTTTTATTAATAAGTATGACAAAAGTAAGAAAAAAGTCACACTATTTATGATATTAAAATATCATAAAAAATTCTTTTGGTTTTTTAGAACATATTTATTATTGATGGGTCGGTTCAGTGGCCCTAGAGGGGTTAATCCATTCAACAACCAATTATATACTAATATATAAGAGGACTGAACAAACATATTGAAATAATAAACAAATTAAAAAAAATAAACAATGGCAGATAAAGTATTTGTGAGCCCAGGGATATACACATCAGAAAGAGACCTAACATTTGTAACACGACAAGTTGGTGTTACAACACTTGGTTTAGTGGGTGAAACAACACAAGGACCAGCTTTCCAACCAATTTTTATTGGGAATTATGATGAGTTTACTTCGTTTTTCGGAGGACTTAATGCAACAAAAATAAAAGATAATGGTGCACCAAAATATGAATTACCATATATAGCAAAATCTTATCTTTCTGAATCAAATCAATTATTTGTAACCAGAATTCTTGGGTTTTCTGGTTATGATGCTGGGTTATCTTGGGGTATTACACTTGATGCAGCACTTGATGTTACAACTACAGGAACAACAGGTGGTGGACTTACTGGTGCGTTACTAACATATACAGCAACAACAGCTGGAACCGTTACAACAGTCGTGTCAAATGATGCATTGATACAATCATTATGGGATAATAGTCTATTGGATAATCAATTGGCATTTTTGGGTGTTTCTGATACTGGAACATCTAAGTCATATGGTGCTATATTCCAAAAAGTAGGCGACACATTTAGTGGTGCAACATTTGATATAACAATAACAGAGTCAAATTACCCAGGTGTAGGTGCAACAATAACTGGTATAACAACTGGTGCAACAGTACACTATTCTGGTACTGGATATTCAACAGTTGAAAATAAATTAGTGGCATTACTTAGAAGTAGAGGTAAATATGATTCAGATGAAACACTTAATTTTGAAGTTACTGGGTCAACGGATATTGGTTTTAACTCAGCTATAACCGAAGCAGAAACGGCACCAAAAGGTGATTTTGGTATAACTGGAACGTCCACAGTTTCGGGTGCATTTAGTTATTCATTATCATTTGATACTACAAAGAAAAATTATATAACTAGGGTGCTTGGTGTAGGTGCTAAAGATGGTAAAACGGCACTATTTGTTGAAGAATTATTTGGTGGAATGTTTGGTGATTTTGTTGATGATGAAAAAGTTAGAGGTATCAATATATCATCATTAATTGATTATGAGGATTCTTTTGACGAATACAAACAAGAATATCAACCAGCAGTAACCCCTTGGGTTGTTTCTGAACTTAGAGGTACAAATCTTCTTAGACTATTTAGACTTTGGACAATATCTGATGGTAATGCCGCCAATAGTCAATTTAAGATTTCTATTAAAAATATAAGACTAGATTTAAAAGAGTTTGATATTGAAATAAGAAGTTATGCGGATACAGATGCTAAACCAATTGCGTTAGAAAGATTTACAAGGTGTAGCATGGACCCAACATCAAATAATTATGTGGCTAAGAGGGTTGGTACGCTTGATGGTAATTTTGCATCAAGGTCTAATTATATACTTGTTGAAATGGAAGAAGAATCTGATACTTCAGATGCTTTCCCAGCTGGATTCTTAGGGTTTCCTATAAGAGACTACCAAGCGAACTCAAATACAACAGTATTGTCACCAAGTATTGAATATAAACAAACTTATGGTGCATTTGAAAATAAAAGAAAATTCTATTTAGGTCTTTCTGAAACAAAAGGTATTGACCAGGATTTCTTTGACTATAAAGGACAACCAGATAGTGATTTAACACTGTGGACAGGTCTTACAAAGGGTTTCCATATGGATATTGCCGCTACTGGGGCAACGATTGACAACGTTGAAATTGTTATTGATGCGAGTGGTAACACATATAGTCCAGTTTATCTTTTTGACACTGGTAATGCTCAATTCAGAACAGAAGATGGTGTTGAAGGTACTGCTTATGAAAAAATATATGCAAGAAAATTCACATTTGCACCATATGGTGGATATGATGGATGGGATATATATAGAACTAGAAGAACCAATACAGACCCATATACAATTAATGGTACCAGAGGTGTTAAGGGGGGACCAACATCTGGTGGTGGTACGGGTGCCTTTGCTAGTAGAGCATTAACTAATGGTGACAATGGTATAACTTCTGACTATTATGCTTACTTGGAAGCTATTTGGACGTTCCAAAATCCAGAAGCTGTAAATGTTAATGTATTTGCAACTCCAGGTATTGACACATTTGAAAATACAAATCTTGTTGAAGAAAGTATTGAAATGGTTGAAGAAGATAGAGCAGATTCATTTTATATTGTGACAACACCAGATACTGATGCTTCTGGAGATGTATTGCTACCAGATGATGTTATTGATACACTTGATAGCCAATTTGATAGTAACTATACAGCCACATACTGGCCTTGGATTCAAATAAATGATGCCGAAAATAATGTTTTTATATATGTTCCACCAACAAGAGACGTTGTTAGAAACATAGCATTAACAGATAATATTTCATTCCCTTGGTTTGCCGTTGCTGGTATACAAAGAGGTGATGTTAATGCAATTAAAGCTAGGAAGAAACTAACACTTGCTGAAAGAGACACACTCTATGAAGGTAGGGTTAATCCAATTGCAACATTTGCTTCTGAGGGTATTAAGATTTGGGGTAATAAAACACTACAAATTAAAGATACCGCCCTTAATAGAATTAATGTTAGAAGACTTCTATTGCAAGCAAGAAAACTTATTTCAGCTGTCTCAATTAGACTATTATTTGAACAAAATGATGATATCGTAAGAAACCAATTCTTAGGTCTTGTTAATCCAATCTTAGATAACATTAGGTCTGAAAGAGGTCTTACTGATTTTAGAGTGGTTCTTGACAACACCCCAGAATCTATTGACAGAAATGAATTGTGTGGTAAAATCTTCTTAAAACCAACCCGTGCTTTAGAGTTTATATCACTTGAGTTCGTAATTATGAATACTGGTGCTAGTTTTGATGATATATAAACAATAAAAAAGCCTATTAATTTAGGTTTTTTTATTTTTATATCATATTTATTGTTATATTAAATTATAAAAATATTATTATGAAAAGAAAGATTAAGATTACTGAACAACAATTAAATTATATTGTTGAAAATATTGTTAGAAAATCTAAGGTTAACCATAAAACATCTAAGGCTAAGTATTTAAAAAGTTTAAAACAATTAAACGAAGAAACCATTGATGAAGAAATATTGGATGAAGGTGTTAAGGAGTGGGTTGCAATAGCACTTATGTTATTCCCTAGTTTAAGTAAAGCTGGTGCAGTTGAAGCAACAAAGGCACTAAACCAATCGCCAATGGGTAAAGAAATGATTAAACAAGCTAAAGAGGATATTGATAAAGGTGATACATATAGCATGGCTCAAGATACATCAAAACCAATTAGAGGTTATGACGTATCTGGAGTAGAAACCCAATCTGGTAAAGTCTTAAATACATTACAAAAAGCTAACCAATTAGATGTCTTATTTTCACAAAATGGACTTCTTAAGAAATTTATTCCAGAACATATTTTACCAAATTACGGAGATAAATATAAGGATGTGATAGACGATTATAAATCAGACCCCAAATCTTTTTCATGGAAGAACCATTTATCAGTTTTGCAAAAAGTTCTGAAGGATATGGCTGAAGGAAAAAATAATGTAATAACAACTGAGACTGGTGAAGAAGCAATAAGGTTTTTCAGAGCAGAGTTTGGTGAAGATGTTATTAAAACGTTCCAAGGTTTTTTCCCCACCAAGTATTACAAAAATCTTGAAACAGGCAAAACAAACTCAAATGAAGATGGTTATTTAGGTGATGCTACATTGGAGATATTAGCTAGGACATTATCAGCTAGGATGGACCAAGTTGATACAGATGATAGTACGTTTAAAAAAGGTAAGGGTAGTAAAATTGACATAAAACATCCAGAAAACATAAAAACACAAAAACGTGATTAATACTGGTAGTAAT